TTTGCAACTCTGTCTCTACCTATTAGCTTCTCAAGCCCTAAGTGTGCACCTATCTCATGCAGGATAGTCCCACGTTCAGCACCCTTACGCATTGCACTAGCTATAAAGTATGCCTTACCTTCATGCACAAATGCCTTAGAGTTAGACTTCTTAGCAGCTTCTTGTAGATGCGCTGGTAGTTCTGCATGGGTGTTTACAACAACAGGGGGGTTATCCTTAAGCTGTTGTGGTGTGAATAGCGTACTGACCTGTTTATTTATTTCATCGGTAGTAGTTGCTTCTTCCTTCTTTGTTGTATCCCCTTCCTGTGATGATTGAGGTTCGGGTTCGGGTTCTGGTTTAGTAATAGTTACCTTCCCGGGTTTTTGGGACTCAGGCTTTTTCTTGTTTGTTCTTGTGGCAGGTTTCTTAACACCAAACACATCCCCTGCTAAGTCCTCAGCTTCTCCCTCAAACTTTATTGCTTTGTGCTTGTTAGCTATTTTAGTGTTTCTATCAAAGTTTTTCAGTCGGGTGATCTCATTTGCGCTTAGATAACCATCGGCGTGTGCTTCTTTTACTAATTGCTGCGTATCCTTTTCAAGCGAGTCAAACGCTACACCACCTGATTCAGCATTCCATATCTTACCCGCTGCTCCTTGAGGTACTTTAGTAGCTGGGGTAGCGGGTGCTTCTTTTAATGCACTTGGTTTTTTTCCTGTGCTTGGGACAGCTCCTGTAGCTCTGACGTTAGTAGCTCCGCGAGGAACACCCACTGCCTTTTTGTTAGGCACAACAACTTTTTTAGGCGTGGTTGCCGTTGGAAGTACAGGCTTTTCCACGCGCTTGACAGCTCGTGGTTTGTTAGAACTAAGTTTGCGTTGATCCTTAGTAGCGGTTTGTTGTCCCTCAGATTCATTTATAACCTCCGGCTTACCGTACTCCGCTTCATGCTCCGCATACATATCATCTATTTCTTCTTGCGTGGGCTGGCGCTTCTCAGCATCAGTAAAGTCTTGTATCTTCTGACGTACCTGTTCAGCCTTTTGCTGGAAGGCTTCTTGCGTTGGTTTCCCCTGCCCTTGCAGTTGTTTTGATCTGGTGTCAGTAGCTTGTTGGTCATCCTGCTGTGCTTGCTCTTGCTGTGCTTGCAGCTTCTTATGTTCAGCATCAACTGCATCTAGGTGAGCAATTGCCCCCTCTATATTACCTTTTCCGGCGTAGCCCTCTAGTATGCTCTTAGCTTCTGCTACATTCTCTGGGTCAGTTAGATCACCATACTTAGTCAGGTCAGCTCTTACCTTCTTGCCTGCTATGCCAAATGTATCAAGCATGTCCTCATTAATAACCAGCGGATCAACCTGCATAGCTCCTACAGCGGGTTTACCTTTTTCAGTAAATAGCTCTCCTTGACCTTCGGTTGATACATCTGGTACTTCCTCTTCTTGCGTAGGTAGTTGACCTCTAGGTCCAGCAAACATCTCTTCCTGTACACCTACCCCAGTTGCCTGATCGGTCATCTGCTTCTTCATCGCTACTACATCCTTTATCGTCTTTCCGGGGAGGTAGAATGCGATGTTATCCTTCAGGTGCTGGGTTCCTTGATCTGTTTGTAGCAACATTTCAACTTGCTTGGCCTTAGTATCTTGCTCTGCCATCTCATTCTTAGCAGCCCCAAAGCCAGCCATGTCAGCCTTAGTTTGATCCTCGTAACTCTTAGCTCTTTCTATCTCGTCTGCTGCCTTAGCTTTAGCTGCTTCTATCCGTGCGGCTTCCTCGGCTTCAGCAAAGTCCTTTTCTTCTTGCTTGCTAATAGCTGAACTGCGTTCTGCCAACCTACTAGCACCACCAACAGGACCCATCAGTGCAGTCTGGTATGCAGTATCCGTGTACTCTTTAATAGCATCAGGGGTAGTAAGGGGTAGACCTGCTTGGTAGCGTTCTAGTGCTTGCTGTATAACTTCGCCGGGGACTTCTAGCGTAGCCATCTTAGCAGTACCCTTAGCAAATGCCATCTTCTTTGATTCTTGTGCTAGCTTCTGTACAGCTAGTGCTTCTGCTTGTGGTGTACCAAGTAGACGGGAGTCAATACCCAGCATCTTTCCAAAGCCCTTACCCAAAGCAAGAGCCGCTGTAGCTACATCAATACCCGCCTGTGGTACTGCTGTGCCATATGCAGACGCTAGGTCTACTTGCTTGCCTTCTTGGGCTTGACGCTCAATGTTAGCACCGGCTTGTGGGCCAAATGATGTACCGAATGCACCTGCAGCACCACCAAGTAACCCAGCAATAGCTCTGCCTTGTAAGGGTAGTGGTAGTCTAGCACCTGCCATAGCACCTGCTTTAGCACCAGCACCCATAGCGGCTAGGTTTGGCACCTGTTCAGCAATTGCTCTAGGGGTTTGTGCGGCTAGTTCTTTTGCTGCGGCTAAAGGACCTTGGGTTTCGTGTATATACTTTAGGTAGTCTAGGCTAGCACCGGGCTTCTCTTCTATTTCTTTTTGTCTTTCGAGTCCAGCCAACCCTGCTTCTTGCCCACCGTCAAAAGGAGCTGATATTGCAGTACGGATAGAGGATAACCCGCGCTTTGCCCCGCCAACAAGTGACTCTCGCATAGACTCAGCGGGTTTAATACGGGCTTCATGTTGCGGGATGATGTCATTTTCTATAGCCCCAATGATTGCTTGCTGGGACATTGTATCGGGAAATCGTACCTGCCCAATCCCCTTGATGTTGACAATAGGCATGCGTACTCCTTAGATTAACTTGCAGGGGTGTAATTCATCATTCCCGATTTGTCGGCTACAAGCGAACCACCTACAGGTGCACCCGCCTGCATATCACCCATACCTAAGTACTGATTCATCTGAGTAGTTAGACTTGCTATACGAGCCTTAATTGCATCTTTTTCTTTCTTGGTAGTAGCAAGCATCAGTTCATTATTTGCCGCAACAAGTGCTTTATCTAGGCCACGCAGCATAATTCCTGTTTCCTGCGCACCTATTCTACTTTGCATACCTGCAGCAGTTATACCTGCAACTTTCTCACGGCTTGCTATATCTCTAGCAAACTGCGATTCATCCTGTGTTGCTTTCTTAGATGCCGCTTCTGTAGTCATACCCAACTCAGCACCCTTAGCCCGTCTAGCGTAGTCTCTTTCACCAATAGCATCTTGCATTGCAGCGTGGCGTTCTTGGGCTCTAACCATATCTTTCTGTTGTTCTGTTAGGGAGGCAAGACCTTGTTGAGCACCTGCACCTATGTTCTGCATTGCGTACTGCGATGGGCCAGCCATCATACCAAACCCTGCATTAGCTAGTGCCATCCAAGGGGCTTTGCGTTTTGCTTCTGCATTGCTTAACCCTAGTGCTTCCATCCGTGCCTTTCTATCAACAGCATCAGGATCTTCACCTACCATCTTATGGTAACGGGCTGCAGTTTCAGCAGCTATATCTTTCTCTGCTTGTGGAACGTTTGTTTTCAGCGCAGTGATGCCTTTATCAGCACCTTTTTTGTCATCTTTTTTGATGTCTTTTTTGGTTTCTGGTGCGGGTTTCTTTCGGTTCTCTACTCCTTCAGCAGCTAACTTGTTGTACTTAGCCATTGTTATAGCTGGTTTCTTACCGCTGGTGCTAGCGTCAGGAGCTTCATCAGACGAGGCTTTTGCACTTGCAGCTTTAGCCCCTTCCGGCTGTTTATTTAATGCATCTAATCCTGCTCTAGCACCCTCTATCCCCTTCCATCTAGGGTCTGCAACACGCTCGACACCCGGGGATGCTGGTGGTGCTACATTATACATAGACCTTGTACGGGCGACTGCCTCTGTATTATCTGCCTGCTGCTCTGGAGCCCCTTGTGATTGACCCAATGCTTGCATCTGCTCTGGAGAAAACGCAGCAGGTGCTTGGGGGGTTTGCCTTCTACTAGCATCAATCATAGCATTCATTTCAGGTGAAGATACTCCATCCCCCGCTGGAGAAACATATTCGCTAGGGAAGTTATACCCAGTTTGTGATGCACCAAACTCAGCTAATGCTCTTGCTTTTGCTTCGGCAGCTTTCTTTACTAACTTTTTGTGTTCTGGGGACTGATACATATCACCCCGACTAGATGTATTACCGCCGTGAGCAAACGACACCATACCACCACCAGCAGCATGGAAAGTACTTTCATCTACAGGCAAAGACCCCATTCCTTGCGTCATTCTTTGTTCTACTGGGGCTGCTTGGGCTATGACATTCTGAGCTACTGTAGGCTGTGGACCTTGCGCACTTTGTGCACCTTGCATTTGTTGTGCCTGACCTTTAGCAGCAGTCCGAGCTTGTATAGCCATGATAGCGTATACCTGCGGGTAGTTAGGATCACCCCCCATTGCTGCCCTCTTCAGCACTGCATCTACACGTGGATCATGAAGCGTACTAAGATCAGTGTACTTCTTGTACATTGCCTCGGGAGAAGGGGTACTAATAGGTGTCATCGACGATTGCATAATTGCTCCTAGGATTTACCAAGCGCTTGTGATATACCTAAACCCGCCAACCCTAAACCGGCTGCTTGGCTTGTCAGGCTTGGTGCTGCGCCATACTCAGTAGTTGCTGTCTGGGATAAAGGACCACCATGCAGTAAGTCAGACATAAACCCGATCTGCTTATAGGGGTAGTTTTGCTGATTTTGGTAGTTTTCATACCCAATGTTTTTCAGCTCTTGTTCTCTAGCTGCTTTCGTAGTACCTGCAGTTTGCATGGCTTGGTTGATCCCCATCTGCTGCCCATACTGTGTCTGCCCTAACTGCCCTAAGGTATTAGCTGCACCAATGGCTTGCTGACTTCCTTGCAGACCTGCAGTAGTGCCAAACTGTTGCGCCTGACGAGCAGCATCATAAGCAGCCTGTGAACCTTGTGCGGCTGTCTGTGCTTGGGTAAATCCAAGATTCCTAGTGCCTTCTGACTGAGCTAGCGCCTGCCTGTTTCCACCAAATGCGCGTTGTCCTACAGCTTGTGCTTGCTGTGCTTGCAGTTGAATACCGTAGTTTCTAGCATTCTGATCTTGCTGGAACTGAACTACATTCTTCATGTAGGGGTTCATGTATGCAGCCATTGAATTAGGGTCAGTAGCCATGTTTTGATAGTTCTGCCCAGCAGATAATGACCCCATACCACCAGCAGTAGCCATACCCGTCCCCGCGCCTAGCTGGGATGAAGGTGTCATACCACTAATATTACTAAATGCTTGTGTCTGCATAGGATCAAACCCAGCTACTCTAGCATTAGGGTCCCCTTCTTTGTACATCTTATAAGGGTTTTTGTTTATGTCAGTCAGTGTTTCAGTCTGACCAAGCAGTCGCTCCATGTACGGTCTAGCGTACTCAGGAATCGTAGTCTGTGATGAAGATGTATTAGTAGGTCCAGGTGCTTGTGCGCTACCACCCATATAAAGGCGCATCCTCCCACCTTCTAACTGAAACCCCCGCGCATCAGGACCGTTATTAAACTCAAAATTAGTGTATGTCATAATCACTCCACAGGAATATCAAAACAGATGGAACGTGTCTTTAGCCCATCACTCTCAAATATCTTCTTCCATCCAGTACGTCCTTGTGCTTCTAATAGCTTGCAGTCATTATCTCTAGCAAACCTCTGCAGTACCACTAGCATGGGGGCTTTCCATGTCAACCCTTCATCCCCACCTATAAAATGCATAAACAACGTACGCATCCTAGGGTATGTCACAACATGTGTACCAACTACACCATATATAACAACGCCATCAAAGGCTAGCCACAACTGTCGTGGCTCTGTTAGTAAACCTATCTTTATATCTTCCACCGTGTATCTGCCGGGGTAGTAAGATAATGCATCTGCTATATACCGCTCTACTGAATGCCATACACTTTCTATATGCTCTACAGGAACGAGTGAAATCTGCATTGACATTAGGCTGGCATAAACCTTTCAGCACGAGTATTAGCTGCAATATCCTTAGTCTTTCTCCGGGCTTTCTGTATACGGTCCATCATAGCATATAGCTTCTTAGCCCCTGCCTTAGTTGATCCATTACCTATCTCTGACACTATCCTAGCAGGTATTACAAATTCACCATCTGCTAATCTAGCTGGTTGCTTACCGCCTATAGATGCAGGGATAGAATCAGATACACCATCCCCGGGACCTTGGGTTAATCTACCACCATCAGAGTATCCACCTAGTGTAGCAATACCACCAGCAGCCATACCTTCTGCCCCTGTGAATGGGTTAACAACAGCATCCTGCGCTTCTACAACCTCACGAGGGACTGGAACAGCTGACCTATTACCATACTGACCTACAGTACCTGTGGGTAGCTGACTTTGCGGGTACATAACATTATTTACTTCATCACCTATACTACCACCTTCAGCATAACGGGTTACTGTTGGGGTTCCATAACCATAGTTAAAGTATTGCTGTCCTGACGCACCGCCTGTAGGATCGTACCCTTGGGTAAATCCGGGGTAGCTATAGTAATCGCCATGCGCTGTAGCAGGTTTAAGTTTTTGTTGGTCAGATGACATCATGCCAATACCCCCTATGCCTAACCCAGCTAACGCTGTTTTATTTTCTAATGCAAACTTACTAAACCCGTCAGGCTCAAACAGCTTATTAACCCCTCTTCCTTGTGCAGAGAGTGCATCGCTTACACCGCTCATATAACTTTGTGGAGCAGGTGGTGTAATAGAAGGAGGTGGCATGATAGAAGAAGGTGGAGCGCCATAGCTTGCAGGGCCAATACTTGCTGGTAGGGGCTGACCCATAGGCGCTGTGTATCCGGGTTTTAATCCTTGGAGCGAAGCTACCCGACTAAACTCAGGATTAGCCATTGCCTGTGCATTTGTCAGGCTTCTTGCTTGACCTATACCTGTTTGTACACTACTAATTTTTGCAGGGTCTATCATTTGCCCAAACTGATTAATCATCGGCCTTCTTGCATTGTCTGCTGCTATCTTACCTGCTTCTTGAAATGACTTTTGCGTTGCATTTTGTGCTATTTGTTGTGCTTCTGTTCTCATCAATGCTTGTGCTTCTTGCGCCCCAAACCTACCAGCACCGGAAGCTAGATTAGCTCCTTGTGTTGAGGCAAACCCACGCAACCCGCCAGCAGCAGCTTCAGTAGCCCCTGCACTTATCCCCTTTGTCAGCGCTTGTGATGCTATTCCAAGCCCTTGCGTGCCAAATACACCCGGAGCTGCCTCTGCTGCTACTGTCCCTACTGTTGTCCCTACTCCCCCCGCCGCCGCTCCCCCCGCTGCCCCTAATCCAGCACCTAATGCACCACCAGCACCTGCCATCAGACCAGTAAACAGTGATTTCTTAAAGCTGTTACCTACCGCCATACTGGTACCAAAGGCAGTTAGAGCACCCGCGCCAATCATGAAAGGAGCTGCCATTCCCCCTGTAGCAATAGTAGCTAGACCACCAACAATTACAGGTAGCCAGTCTTTCATGAAGTTAGCTTCAGGGAGTCCCGTTACTGGGTTTATAGTCATCTTAGTACCATGCATCAGAGCTAACTGATGAAGCCCTTGAACCTCATCGGGGGTGACATGCAAAAGCATCGAGTCACCATTACGCCCTTGGGCAGCTAGGTTTTGTACGTCTGGATGTAAACTCATAAAAACTCCCTATTAATTCCGTATATTATACGGCTATTCCACCACTAATGGTAACAGTTAGGTTTGCAGCTGAGGCTTTAACTTGTATCGTAGCACCAACGTCTATCAGCTGAGTACCGGTCCACTGTAAGTTATCATTTGCAGCAATAGATGAACCATAAAATAATGCATTTGCTACGAGCGCTGAACTGCCGTTTGCCACTAAGTGCATAGTAAATGTAGTAGCAGCCCCACTTGTATTGCACACATCTACGCATTTTATATACAGCCGTTGAGATGCCGCTACAGTGTATATAGTTGTGTACCCCGTAGTTACTTCTGCTTGTGCTATCTGTATGCCTGTGATGTCTTGGTAGGCCATTAGTTACACCCCCAAGTTATCCATAACAGAGTACTAGACGCACCATTACCGCTACCACTACTACTACTACCACCACTAGCATTACCTACAGTATTCATATACAACCTCAGTTGTTTTGCTAGTTGGTCTGCTTGTCTAGGATCGTATTCTGCCGAAGCTAACTGCAAGTTTGGTCCTACTGGTGGGATAGACGATGCCATATTATCTCCTGCCGTCAGTACGAATATCAATTCTAACAGAACCCAACTGCCATCTAGTTCCTAGCCTTTCTGATTCTATACGCATGAGCATCTGTCTACCACGGATTCTTGTGTACACCTGCCCTGTAAATTCTTCAATAGGGTATGAGGCAGTTCTAGTTACTGTCGGTTTGGTCCACAGCTTACCTAACACAGCAGTTTCATTTACATAACCTTTAGGGGTAGTAATTGTCACAACAGAACTAGAAGTCTTAGCTGTTATATTCCATGTGCCCGTTGGAGTTTGTAAGGCATACAGTAAAGGCTGAATAACAGTTGCATCAATTGCTACAGTATTGAACATTGTACTAACTGATGTAGCTGTCCGACTAACCCCAGTTCCTGTTATTGTTACATCTGATGTAATTAGGGGAGCATTTGCAGGGCCATAGCCTGCACCTGAATTACGACGTTGTTCTAACGATAATATAACCTGCGGTGGTACACCTTCTGGTGGTGTAGATCCTATGAAAGTTACATCCGGTAGCATACGCCATACAAAAGCAATAGCCTGCCCATCACTAATATCAAAGTCAGATGACTCTATATACGCACTGATAGCTGCTGGGGTGGTACCTGATTCATCATCAGAAGAAGATTCATGGTATAGGATACGGTTATTATAGTCAGCACCCATAGGGTAAGGCCGTAGCGAACTATCTAACCATGCAGTTCTATCCAACATTCCATAATACCAAATACGTTCTAGGTGGTTGTATATTACATACCGATCAATCGTAGTAGAGTTTGCCGAACAGTAATACCACCAGATCTCATTGTAGCCTTCGTTACCCCCGGAGAATACTTGGTATGACTGATCCCTATTTATATCATTAAATATGTACTGCTTTAGGGTACACGGTAGTGTCTCTACCCGTCCTGAGTAAGAATAGAATTTATCAGTACCCATCCAGTAAGTAACATTATTGACAGTAAACATAGCCCTAGGAGACATAATAGAGCTTTCTCCAGACATCAGATTAATACCAAATACGTAGGGTGGCCCTAGATACTGCATGGAGTACAAGGCATTACTGGTCCATATAAGTGTCTCCTGCCTAGTTGTCTGACCGCAAACTATATACGAACCACTAGATAGTCGATACTCACCGCACTGATTAGTAACTGCTGGCACCCACTGGTATGGGCTTTCTTGATCTGACCACCGAACCATCATTGGATCAAATGCTGTATTTGAGTCTGTAGGGTCGTATGAGTTAGCTCCAAGACATACCACAAAACGAGAATCACCTGACATAATAACTTGATTGGTAGTATGGGGTACAAACGTACCATCAAACCCATTAGTAGTAGATAACGTACTTAATGCTACCCCTCTAGCTGATGTTCCTCCAGAAGAAGCCCAGTAGTATATAGCCCCGCTTCTAGGTGCAAATATCAAATCCTCACCGTAGTTATCATGGGTCCATAGTCTAAGCTGCTGCCCTAGTCCTGTAGTACCAGCACTGCCCCATGTGCTACGCCCCCATACATTAGACCCCCAACCTAAACCCACTGTATATATGTCTAAGCCTGCATGTACTTGGTATGTTAATGTTACTGTACCCCCTCCGTTAACTCCAAACAAAGGACCACCGGACCCAAAAGCTGTAGGTGTACCCGCCGTAGTTGTAATAGCAGCACCACCGGGAGTAGCAGACAAGGTAAATGTTGTAGATCCATTGGTGACTATTATGTAGTATGTCTTAGGGCTGGCATAACCAACTATAGAACCTGTACCCGCATAAGCCCCGGTAACTCCCACTGTCATACCCACTGCTAGAGTTGCAGCAGCGCAAGTAAATGTGCCTGCAGTGCCTGTAATTACTATAGTTGCTAATGATGCCCCTGTTTGAGCCGATGTAGAAAAGGCTTGTGCGTCAACTGTATAGGTAAGCCCTGTAGGTGTACCGGCAGTTGTAGTAATAGGCAGGCCGTTTTGTGTAGCAGATAAAGTAAAGGTTGTGCCCCCAACATTGGCGGCAATTATGTAATACGTCTTAGGGTTAGTGTATCCTGTGATAGACCCTGTACCGCCATAAGTACCGGAGATAGTTATAGTATTACCAACTACTACCGCGCCAAGCGCAGCCGTGCATGAGAACTGACCTGCGGTGCCCGTAATTGCTACCGTTGATAGTGTCCCCAATGCCGTCTGAGATAGCGTGACATAAAAGTAAGAGTCAATAACTTTTACTATCTGGTGTTCTGCATTAAGTAACGACGCGGATATACCTGCAAACCCAGCAGCGCCCGTAAATGTAATAAAGTCATTATTCTGCCCGTCATTATCAGTATCATTAAAGGTAATAGTTGATGTACCTACCCCAGCACCAGTTGTATGCGACGCTGCTGTTGTACTGTTATACCCACGGGATAATAAAGACAGTACATTACCTAAAACAGAACCATAATATATCTGCTCTGAGTCAATCTTAATGACCCCAGATGGTGCAAATGTTGTTGCGCTAGTTAGTGTTAGTGATGTAACACTTGCATCTATAGTTCCATTTAGCGTTGTGTAGGGCACTGACATCTTACTGTTGTATACACTAGTAGCTATGATGGGGGTTACATCGTTATAGACTCCACCAAGTTCAATATAGTATTTAAGATTGGTGCCTACCCCTAAGTAGTTATTACCTGTCAGCGAGGCCCAGTTAACTAATGCACGGCATGTACCTAGGAAGCTGTTGTTTGATAAGCGTGTCCAACCACCTATTTTTTCTGGGAATCCAGAACGAAAACGAACTTTGTCGCCAGAATAGTACCCACCTTCATTAGAGTAGGTAGTAGATTCACGGTTAATTCCCGGGCGTAACTCTATTTTCTGTAAAGGCATCTACTTACCACCTATATTCTGCGCCAACACCAATAAAGAATCTTGTAGGAACCGACCCATTGCTGTTGTTACTAGCAGCACCATAAGGTTGATCTACTGAAGCTATGCCACCAAAGTCTACGGCTTTTACGCTAAAGAACGTCTGCCGTGCCTGTATCCTAGCTGCTTCACCTACATCCGATATACCTGTGTATACACCTACAGCACCATCAGTCTTAAACTGAAACCACGGGAGTGGTAGTGTCTCTACAAATGTTTCTGTCTTACCTGTTACTGTGTTTAGTACTGGAGTTACTTTGTGCCTATGCCCATCTTCTGGGACTACAACCGAATCTAGTACTTTCTTACTATCATTATTCTGTACTTCTTTAGGTAGGTTTAACTTCTCTTTTAGTGCCCTACCCCCGCGCACTGTCATAACTGGCATCGTTACTACAACACCCTCAACTCCCGCACTAGCTACCTCAGATGCTGTAACTCCTAGCACTGACTCCCCAACCACCACAGGGGCTTTGTTATACCAATTCCAAACCCAACCAATAACTAATAATACAGCAGCCAGCTCAAGCCCTAGACGTATCTTCCCGATTAAGCTGAACCCCGGCATGTTCTGTACTCCTTATTACGCCTATTAGTTAGACCTTTCAGTGGCTTACCTTTAAACTTATCCCAAATCATTATCTGTTCACAGGCCCCTGAGTAGTCTCCAGCGTTTAGCTTCTTCACTAAAGTACTGTTACAGAAAGCATTTATGCCTATATTATACGCAAGACTTACAAAAGCATCTAGCTCATATTGGTATAGAGGCACATTAATACAGGCTTTAATGCCATTACCGTACTTATCTAGGTTCTTTAACAGCAGCATCATTTCCCGCACAGGTTCAGTCTTATCCCCCATATGTACTCCTTCAGTCCTACCAACTCCTATTGTAGGTACATCTCCCGGCACGGGTATTACTGCTTTATCTGTATAGCCTTCATGCATCATCACTGAAACTAGAAGTGCTGCACCAATTCCTAACCCGCCTACTGACTGCCTTGTACTAGGCTTAATCACTTTACAGGACTATCTGTATGCATACGTAGCCACCAATTAGCAGCGTTGTTAGCAGCGCAGAGACTTAATAAGGATATGTATAGCCAAGCGGGGGCTAGTTCTTTAACAACACCAGCAAAGAATTCTGCTCCTAGTAAAGCTGCAGATATAAACCCCATAACACCATTAAACCACAGAGTCCTAGAGTGTTTCTTTAACTTCATCTATGGGCGCTCACACCAATTAAGGCTAGTACTAGACCACCTAAAACTGCAAGACCTATGAATGCCTTCCAGAATATATTCTTAGCTGCTTTATAGTCTGCGATCAGACTAGCTATATCCCTATGGTCATTATAATGTTGCTCTGGCTCTACAAAAAAGTCCTTGCGGTTCTCTCTTAGTAGTACACAGAGTCGTTGGGCTACAGCATCTACATCGGCATCGTTCATGTCATGAAACCCCTTAGCTACTAGATTAATTTTTCTATTCTGTTTACGTCTATACCAACCGCTCTAGTTGTAGCTTGTAAGAGTTGTTGACTTGACTCATTAGCTTTTACCATCTCATTTCTAAATGATTCTACTGCTGCACCCGTCTGTCTTTGTTGCTGGGAGTTCTCGATTAGCAGCATGGGGGTCCAAGCTATCGCACAATCCCCATTAGAGACTGTCTCCCCCGTCTGAGGATTCATACCTTGTACATGTACCCAGAACCGGCACTTGACCAGCTCACCATCTTTGATAGCACCATCCTCGATGCACTCAGAACCCATCAACGGGCATAATATTTTAGCATCTTTAGCCATTAGTTTTTACTCGCAATAATGAAGTCGTAGAATTTTAACCCTTGTGTTAAGGAGTGAGAATGAGAGCCACTACCTCCTGTTGACTGCGTTTGAACTGTAACAAAATTTGAAACAGGGCGACCTGATGATGCCCCTGCAGCGCCTGATGTAGTTGTTTCAGGGTATCCGTGCGTATGTGCTGGAATATCTGCAATCTGTAATGTGTATCCCCCAGTAGCAGTCTGCGCAGCCCATGTACTAAAGGCAACTGAACCCCCGCTTGGGGTAACTGACCCAGTAACAAACCTAAGAATAGAATCATTAATAGCTGCTGTTGTATCTTTAGTCCAGCCCGTAGGAGCCGCTGTTTGCTGAAACCCGATACGTGTTCCTGAAGCAAAAGCTGGTGCATTAGCAGTTGAAGCCCATGCAGTACCGGTAGACGATAGTATATTACCCGCTGTGCCGGGAGCTACGGCACTTACAACCCCTGCAGTTCCTACTAATGCTCCTGTAAGGGCTGTGGCTAGGGTTGTAGTCCCCAATGCTGTTAAGTTGTTACCTGCGATAAAGTTGCCTGTAGTAGCAGCGTTACCATTTATTACCCCACCAGCTGCAAACCCTGTCTGCACAAAGAAGTCTAGCCCATCACAATACACTGTGTATTTACCAAAAGGAACCGTAGCTCCAGCCCCAGCGGTGGTTCTCATGATTATGTTCTTGCTACCTAGCGGCTCGTCAGTAAAGTTATCAATGATGTAGGTTTTTGCTACGGCAGGGGCTGTTACATAACAGTCAGTAGAACGAAGTCCTGTAAACTTTAGCACTGCTGTTCTAGCTTCATCGGTAGTACCTGCATTAGCAGTCAATATATAATTACCAGAACCAGTGATAGATATTGTAGTTACAGCAGTTATAGAATCAACTAGTAATGAGCATATGTTCTTATTGGTCGTATCACCCCAAGACCCTGATTGCTCACCGTTGGCTATGTTCTCAAGTCGTAGGTTATTTGCGTAAGTTGATGGCATATAGATCCACTAAGGTAAACCATGTAACAATAACTTCTCTGTCTTCTACCGCAGGTGTTGTGTAGTGCCTGTGTGTACCATAAGGAGGAAACACAACAACTTTACCTGCTTCAGTCTTTATACTTTTATTCTGGTTAGGAAAAACTAATTCTCCCCCAGTATTAGTAGTTAAATGCAGCACTACTGAGGCATATCGTATGGTAGAGCTACCAGTACTAAGTAGTGTGTTCTTATCTACTATACCATCAATATGCGGCTTACATACTTGCCCTACACCATACTTGTGATACTCATATCCATTATCACCAGACCCAAACGAGGTTTCATATATACCGCTAATCTCTTCCTGAATACCTAACATAATACTGTTTATCTTAGCATCTACTTCTTCTAACCCCGGTGTGCCGGTTATCATTAGCGAGGTGCCTTCCCTATTTCCGCTGTAAGTATCAGCATTAGAGTTAGTACCGTACTGAGCAACCGCCTCTCTTATAAACGCAACGTCTGCTTTAGCAGCATATCTTGGAAACTCAAGAATCATGCATCTTTTGTTGCTATGATTGAGTCGTAGTATTTAATACTCTGAGAAAGCGTGTGCGTGTGCCCCTCTCCTCCCCCCGCTGATGTTGTTGGGGATGTATAACTTGTATTTCCAACTAGCCCTTGATTACCCCCCTGCAGTCCCGCTACGGGATTATCTGCCCCCCTCTGGTGGGTATGTGATGGCATTTGGGCTACAGATAAAGCAGTGCTTCCCGTAGCAGTCTGCGCAGCCCATGTACTAACCCCCACAGATCCGCCAGAACCCCCACCAGTCCCAGTAACAAACCTAAGAATAGAATCATTGATGGCAGCAGTCGTGTCCTTAGTCCAGCCCGTAGGAGCTGCTGCTTGGGGAAATATAAGTTTTGTCCCCGCTGCAAACGGAGGAGGGTTTGCCGATGAAGCCCACGCAGTGCCATTAGAAGTTAGTACGTTACCAGAAGTACCCGGTGCTACCGTACCTACTACCCCAGAAGCTGCGGATAACACTCCAGTGAGGGTTGAAGCTAGTGTTGTGACCCCTGTAACCCCTAAGGTCCCTGTAACTGTTTCATTACCTACAACTGCTAGATTGCCTGTGATTGTCCCACCTGCAGACAGGTTTGTTGATATAAACGAATCAATACCGTCGCTGTACACGTTGTATATACCAAAAGGAACTGTGGCAGCTACAGCACCTGCATCGGTGCGTATAATTAGGTTTTGTTTAGCTAATGCAATGTTGGTATTGTTATCAACAATATAAGTTTTACCTACTGGGGGAATGTATATAGTACAAGCAGCAGAGATGTCGCCGGTAAACTTTAGAACTGCATTCCTAGACTCGTCCGCCACCCCATTAAATGCGGTAAGTGTATATGTAGTTAATCCTGTAATACTTACGGTATTTAACCCTGCAACAGCATCAACTAATAACCCGCATATGTTCTTATTGGTCGTATCACCCCAACTTCCAGATTGCTCGCCGTTGGCTATGTTTTCAAGTCGTAGGTTATTTGCGTAAGTTGATGGCATGATGGGCCCAAGTATGTTCGTGTATTATATATGAATTTTATTCTTTGGGCGTAGTAAATATTATCGACGTGACTGAGGGGATTGTCCTATTACCCGATTCTACAAAGGTCATAGAGGGCTCCAGTATATCCTCCTCCTTTACCCCGGTTCTTAGCGCATGGATGCAGTAAGCCAGACTATCATCCTCTAATGCTTCTATGAAGTGTAACTTATTTTTAACTACATATACTATCTGCGGGGATACAAATGTCTTTTCCCTACCCTCAACAGTTATCCTGAATGACCCCCTTGCTAGCAAAGTTATGTGGTCATATGTGTGCATATGTGGCTTATTTGTGTCTCCCTTATGCTCAAAATGCATTTGCCGTGTCCATAAGTTCGATACGCATGCTATTTTATCCTTTACCATAGTTGCCCCCCTTATATAGTTGACACAGGAATAATATCTTTTAGCGCTGCAAACACATTGACAAACACAGTACCATCCTCCAGTGCCTCTATCTCATGCCACTCATTAGCAACTAGGTTGACGGGTTGCGTGTTCTTAGTCATCACTATTTCTTTGCCTTTCTTACGGACTACTATAGAACCTGCGTGGCATACAGACGCATGGCTGAATGTATGGTCATGTTTAGGCAGTCCTTCACCCGTATTGACATGGTATATATTCAACTGCGCCCCATCATATGTAAGACTGTGTGCTGGAGCTACAGACATAACCATCAGAATTCCTGCGTCCCAGTAGAGGTCACATTACCTATAGGCTGTCTATGGGCCTGCATATCCTGTTCCTGCAGTAGGTCTACCGCCTCTTGCGCTGCATGCGCCCCATCCCATAGATTCTGGCAGTCTACCGCCCATACAGGCAGCTCTGTGATACGCTGATTAGCAGGTTTATGTCCACCAAAGCTAACCTCATTAAACTCTACCCACCCACCATTCGCATGGTCCCACTGTAGGGCCGATACCCCCGCCGGTACGTGGTTATCTATGGTAGGTATTACATAGGCCATACCATCTACATATACTGCGCTATCCGCAGCCACTATAGTAAGTCTCATATTTATCCCATACCTAGTTTTTAGAGGCCATAATTATATCCACATACAGTACCGCTAGATCAAGCGTTGAGTTCATTGATCCACCACTTGCATGCGTATGCGACTGCCCACCCCCAATAGGAGCAGTACTACCTGATGGAGATCCACTGCCCATCCCCGTATAAAACCCCCCATTAGTGTTGCTATTTTTATACGTAACGACCCCCCCTGCCACAAAGTGAGTATGCAGTGGGATCTGCGTTTGATCTAATGTGGTGCTTCCTGCCACTATTGATGTCGCCATTGTTTGCGCAGTAAGCGCCGTACTAAATGCAGTGGTACCCCCCGATCCGGCGGTGCCTGATACCACCCGCAGTGTCTTATTATCATGCGCCGTTAGTTTTGTCCACCCCGTCGGGGCTGATGTTTGCTGGAATAACATAATAGTACCGGATGCAATGGGCACTTGCGTGGGTACGGGACAGGGCAGTATGTTTATGTATGTCCCTGTATTTACTCTATTTCTATATAGCATAATATTTAGTTTTTCTGCGCAAGTATTATATCTACATACTGCACCGACAATTGTAGCGTAGGAGACACGGGGGTCCCTGATGTACTATGCTGGTGACTACCCCCACCGCCAATTAATTGGCTGACTTGCGGTCCAGTGGAACCCGGCTGAACTACCCCCTGTAGGTAAAACCCGGTAGTGAAACATTTTCTTTGGGTTATGCCACCTACCAAATGGGTATGGGCGGGAATCTGTGTCAGTGATAATGTAGTAGCTGCCCCCACAAGCGTATTTGCTGCAAATGATACTGACTTATCTGTGAATACTGTACTAAAGCCTGTCGTACCTCCCGAACTAACGGTCCCTGCTACTAACCTTAACATCTTATCATTATGTGTGGTTATTTTTGTCCATCCAACTGGAGCCGCTGTTTGCTGAAATATAGATATACTCCCTAACGGTATCGTATAACTGAAATTACTAATACTGTAGGGTAGTGATCCTATATTGTTGGCTGTGTTCTTACTATTTCTATGTATCATATCTAATTCTTTTGGGCTAGTATGATGTCTACATAGTTAACACCTAGTGGTACAGCAGCTGATATAGTAGTAGAAGCATGCGTATGTCCTAAGCCACCACCTATACCACTACTGCTCGTAGATAGTACCCCGGGGGGTAGATGATTCCATGCAGCATAATACACGCAGGGGACCGGATAGCTACATGTATTAAGTGTAGCCCCTTGTACTATATGAGTATGCCCCGGCATTGTAGGTATTGTTATAGTTGTACTATCTAAAGAAAGCCCAGTTACAGTTGGGGTTTGGCTAGTAAACACTGTAGTAAATGGTAGTGTGCCACCTGCACTAGCCGTTCCTGAGACTATCCGCAATGCCTTATTATTGTGTGTTGTTAGTTTAGTAAAACCCGTTGGCGCTGTAGATTGACCAAATACAGCTATATCCCCCGGATTAATAGGTACATCAGCAGGCCATGCATAAGGCAGGGTATTTACCACACCCCCAGCACCATTACTATCTGCGCTGATATTAACCCGGTTGCGGTATATCATATTAGGCCGCTATCTTAGTCCAGACAGTAGATTGTGTGTCGTTTACAGGAGTCCATGTATTAGTCTGTGAATCGTCTACTAGAACCCATGTTGCTGTTTGTGCATCAATTACTAACCCCCATACGGTAGGGTAGCCTATGTACCCTGTAGCCTGCACACCAGTTACTGCTATGTTTTGTTGGGTTGATACCGTGACACTACCGACAGAACCTGTAGCTTGTACACCAATAAGATATACATTAGCCGCAGCATCTACTAATACATTACCTACCTGACCGGTAGCTGCAACACCTGTTACTGATACGTTTTGGTTGGTAATGAATGTGACATTACCGATAGCACCTGTAGCTTCAACACCAATGGGGTAGACATTAGCCGCAGCATCTACTAATACATTACCTACCTGACCAGCAGCTTCAACACCTGTTACTGATACGTTTTGGTTGGTAATGAATGTGACATTACCGATAGCACCTGTAGCTTCAACACCAGTAGGGTAGACATTAGCCACACCATCTATTGCTACACCGCCAATCTGACCTGTAGCTTCAACACCTGTTACTACTATGTTTTGGTCTGTCTTGAGGGTAACGGTGCCGATAGCACCTGTAGCTTGTACACCTGCTACTGATATGTTTTGGTCTGTTTTGAGGGTGACAGTGCCGATAGCACCTGTAGCTTGTACACCTGTTACCGATACAGCTATGGCCCCGGGGTTTAATATGTCCGCAAAGGGTGCTGCGGCTAATGGTGTAAAGCCTAACATCTGCGGTTATACGGTGTAGATGATAGTGCTGTGTTGTACTGTCCCGCCCATGATGTGCCTCTTTATATTAACCAGATAATAAGCGCAATTATAACTACTACTAACGTAGTGCGCTTAGAGTTCTTAATCAGATCAAGGAATCTGTCTGATACTGGATCAGCTATAGCAATAACCTCATCAACCTTGCCCACTACCTTCTTAGCTTTGTCTTTAATGGTCATTTGGCTTGTTGAGCTTCAAGTTCATATTTGGCTTGACGTTGTGCTGCCGCCATTACCCATCCTTGTGCAAATGCAAGC